TCCAGCTGAGGCTAATGTAAGAACAGGCATAACCTACGGCCCTACAAACAACCTAACTGGTACTTGTGCTGTGCCTCCTGCTGCTGCTGTTAGTATTGGTGTGCCTGTTGACAATACGGTGGGTACTGCATATTTAAATGCTACAGACATCTGGAATGTACCACTAGCAAGTATTACTACACCTAATAGTATTGGAGAGAGACTAAAAGATGCATCTACTGTTCAAAGCACCGGTGCCCAGTTAGCTGCATTCTTGTAATACCCAAGAATAATTTGTATATTATAAGATAACAAGAACAAAATGGAAAAGCTAAATCTTAAAGCAACTCTACTTTCATATATATCAGTAGTGCTAACATTCTTCATGCCACTAGTACCACTATTACTTTTAGTATTCTTTGCTGTTGTAGCAGATACTTTTGCAGGAAGATGGTACGCGAAAAAACAAGGTAAAAAGGTACTTAGTGAAATCACAAGAAAAGGTTTTGTAAACAAGATGTTTACATACGGCGGAGGACTCACGTTTATCTTTATGTTAGATAGCTGGATCCTTAATGATTTTGTGATGATGTACTTTCCTAAAGAATATCTATCTACACTGTTCACCGCTTTGTTTATAATCTGGATAGAGTACAGTTCTATTGATGAAAAAGTAAGATGGCAAACTGGAAAAGGTATTACTGAAAGAATATTTGAGTTTGTTAGAAGTGTTAAGAAAGCTGTAGGTGTGATCATCAACCTGAAAAAACAAAAAGATGATGAGCCTGGAGCTGTTTGATAGAATTGTGCGCTATGCTAGTTTAGCCGGCATAGGTATGCTCATATTCTTTATGTTTGATAGGTACTTTACTAAAGATCAAGATTTAATCTCTACAACAAAATTAGAGATGGAGGTTTATAATCTTGGTAAGAAAATTGATTCCGCAAATTATCAGATTAAAACTTTAAATGTGCAAGCTGATAAAATCTCAAACCAGGTAAATGTAACTCTTACAAATGTCAAACAAATCAAAAAGCAGCGTGATGAAAAAATTCATTATGTGTCTAATCTTAGCGATTCTGCCTCCTTTGTGTTTTTCACAGGTTGGATATCCCAGGATTTTAGTGCTGGAAGGTGATACAGTTATTGCTATAACTAAACAGCAACAGCGTAACCTAAACGTGCTTTATCTAAAGCATGAATATGCCCAGATACAAGTAGATAGTCTTGAAAAGGTAGCAGAAAACTGCCAGGATTTGATCGTGATTAACAAGAAGTTACAAACCACGCTCGGGATCAAGGATTCTCTTATTAACAATAAAGACAGTATATACACACAGATAATCAATACTAAAGAAGAAAACATTACTAAGCTAGAGAAAAAGATCAAAAAAAGAACAGCTATTGGTAGCGTAATAGGTGGCTTACTAGTTGTTTTAATTATTATATTTGGTGTCTCATAAAATGAGGTGTTTTTTGTGGTTACAGAGCCCCGTAGTTTTTACTGCGGGGTTTTCTTTTTGTACACTTTAAACATTTTTTGTATATTTGTGTAAACTTTAATGATATGGAAAACCAACAAGAAAACATCAGTCCAGAAGAACTAGTTCGCCGGCGTGAGGAGCTAAGTGCTCATTACAAGGAGACTATTCCCTTTTTAAAGAAGCAGTTAGAGTATGAAGAACTGCTTACAAAAATTGAGGAAGCTCGTGCTAACCGGTTTATGATTCAGGTTAAGGTAGCCCAATATATGGCGCCAGATCCTGAAGAAGAGCCTTCACCAGAACCTAGTTCTAAGTCTCGTAACCTAAAAAAGTCTTAAGATGGCCATAGTTAATCAAGTTCAAAAAAGAACTAGATTAAATTTGGCTGATATCATTAAGTATCAGTTTTGGCATCATTGCTTAGTTAATGGTGTAAAAATTACTGAGACTGAAATTGAATGTTTATCACATCTTGCAGTTTTGGGGGAGTTTGAGTTGATCCCGTTTTGTGACCATATTGTCAATCACGAGATTCTCTCAAACCCCCAATCTGTAAGAAACCTGGTGGTAAAACTGCAGACAAAGAATCTGGTTCTTAAACGTAAGAAGTCTAGGACTATTTACGTAAATCCTGAAATAAAGGTTGTTATACAACATCCTGTGTTTTTAGACATCAAAATGTTATCTCATGACCCCTCATAAGTTTAAGTCATTTATTCCTGAGATTGCTGATGATATGGGTATATCTGAAGCAGATCTTACACGAATAGTAGACTTTTACTATAAAGAGTTACGTCAAGCTCTGACTGGTCTTAAGTACAAACAAATTATTGTAGAAGGTCTTGGTAAGTTTAACTTAAAAGAAAACGCTGTAAGAAAGAAGATAGATACTCATAAGAATATCATTGAGCATTCCCGGCGTGATACCATGCAAAACTACAAGCTTGTAAAAATTTGTGAAGAAGAACTAGTAGATCTTGAGCGTGCTCTACAGCAGGTTATAGAAGATAAACAACGCATGAAAGCTTTTTACGATGAAAAAAACAGATATATTAAAGATTTGGAAGAACAAAAAAAAGATTCTTGAGGGTATTAAGAACTCTATTATTACCAAAGAATCTATTGAGCAAGTAGCTGATGTACGCATGGCTATTTGTAACAAGTGTCCTCATATTGATAGAGAGGGACAATCTTGTTTAATGCCCGGCACACAACCTTGTTGTGGGCTATGTGGTTGTAATCTTAAATGGAAAACGCGTTCTTTGTCTAGTGCCTGCGATGATAATCGCTGGGATGCACTAACAGATGAAGAAACAGAAGAACAAGTTAAAAACGATCTTAATCTAGAATACTAATGTCTTATCAAAAATGTCCTATTTGTAATGGTACAGGTTTATTTTCAAACCCTGTTTCATCAGATGCTATTTGCCCCACATGCAAAGGCACTCGCATAATCAGCGAGTTAAATGGTTTACCACCAGGATATGTGGAATGTTTCAACTCAAACGACAACTCAATTAATCTTAATCATGGCAGTCAAATTTATCCCGGAGACACACACCTACCTTTCGACTAATGAAAACGAAAACATTCAGTGGACTAGTGTAACATCAGTTATTAGCAAGTTCAAAGAGCCATTTGATCCTGTGGCTCAATCAAAGAAGTCTTCTCAAAACAAGAGGTCTAAATGGTATGGTATGGCGCCAGCTGAGATTCAAAAGATTTGGAAAAATGAATCTGAGCGCGCGATGTCCATGGGCACCTTCTACCACCAACAAAGAGAGAATGACCTATACGCATGTGATAACATTACACTAGAGGGTAGACAACTACAGATTGTAAAGCCTATTGAGTTTGATGGTATCAAGCATGCACCCGATCAAAATCTTGTTGAGGGTATTTACCCAGAGCACTTTGTTTATCTTAAATCAGCAGGTATATGCGGCCAGGCTGATAGAATTGAGGTGGTTAACTCAAAGGTTAACATCATTGACTATAAAACAAACAAGGAGATTAAGCGCCAGGGTTTTAAAACCTGGGAGGGTGTAACCAAGAAGATGCAGAAACCTTTGGGTCATCTAGATGATTGCAACTTTAATCATTATGCATTACAGCTCAGTATTTACATGTATATTATCTTGAAGCATAATCCAAGATATAAACCAGGTAACATGCAGATTCACCATATTGAGTTTGAACAGAAAGCTGAGGATAAGTATGGTAACCCAATTTATCATCAAGATGAGCGCGGAGACTTTATTGTCAAAAGAGTTAATGTAATAGATGTACCCTATTTGAAAAGAGAAGTTATAGACATAATTAAACATCTATCATGATTATTAATGTAAACATACCGCATGTTTATTGGCAGTTTAAGATGTCAAAGTTTGGACTAGACTCATTTGTGCCATGTATAGTTCATGCTTTACAATCTTTTGGTGGAAAAGCCTTACATGCTCATGTTCTTACAGACTTTGGTGCCAATTTCAGCACAGTATGTATTGACAGTTTGTATCACAAGGAGCCTGTTGATGAGCAAAAACCATTAGATTACTTACAACTATGGGACTGTTTTTCTGACAATGCTTCATTTATAGTGTATGATTACCTCTCAGAATGTCGAGTAAATGTTAAGTTCAAAGACAAATCAACAATGTGGGGTAACTACTTTGGAACAATATACTGGTATAATAATGGTTTTACTGATGAACCCACGCAGTTTAAGGAGGGGCATATCATTCTCTTAGACAACGGCCAAATAGCGGTGCAGCCTAATAACCGGTTGATGTTTAAAGACATGAGCTTTACAACCAAAGAGTTTCCTAATAGTCGTATTACACCTGTTACAGAGAGACCTAGTGTAGAAGCTTTTAGTGAACGCTGGCAACTTTCTGATGATGACTTGTTTTATGATATAAAACCAAATACTAATGGTGAGAATATTTGATATTCAAAATGGTGCTGTGGTGCCTACTGAGCACTGCTACACTATGAAAAGTCTTAAGACTATCATGGATGAATATCCTGATAACCATCTTAAGATTTATCAGTATGTTTTTTACATGACATGTATGAACCCTGATTTAAATCCTTTTTTTGATGTTCCAGATATTGATCGCGAAGAACTTATTCTTCAAGAAATAGATGCTGACTTTTCTACAGAGGATGCTTATATCATGCATGCATTAGATGTTGTTAAGAAACTGTATGAAACACCAACCTCGCGCGCGTACAGGGGGATCAAAACAATGCTTGATAGATTGGCAGATTACATGGAAAATACGCCAATTGAGCATGGCAGAGATGGTAATATCAACTCTCTTGTTAATGCTGCAGCTAAGTATCAACAGATTCGTGAAAGCTTTAAAGGTGCATACAGAGATCTTAAAGATGAACAACAATCCTCAGTTCGCGGTGGCCAAAACTTAGCATATGATCAGTAGGAGTGGTGTAAAGTACTATGAGCGTGTACCAACATGGCGTAATGGAAACTGGGAAGTTACAGAATTTGGTAATCGCGAAGAGTTTAAATCTTTTGTACTTGACCGGTTTAAAGAACCAGGTCAGTATGGTTTTAATGAAGACACTGCTATCTTTAACGAACAGGCAACCATATTTAATGAACGCAACTATTTTTGCCAGGCGCCTATTAAAAGCAAAGATTTTGTCAACTACTGGGATGATCAGAAAGTAAAAAACAGAAATGGTATAATCGTTATTTCTGGTGATAAGACATGGTATGTATGCCGTGATTACTACATGTGGCTTAATTTCTTACCTATTTACGATAAGGAAGAGAGCCTGTTTGGTTTTGCAAAAGTTCGCGACGCTCAGTATCATATGGCTCTTTATGAGTTACTAGCAGAGCTTCATTATAAACACAGCGCCATTCTTAAGAAACGTCAGATTGCTAGTTCATACTTTCACTCTGCAAAGCTTATAAATCAGGTTTGGTTTGAAGAGGGTGTTACCTTAAAAATGGGTGCTAGTCTTAAAGATTACATCAATGAGAAAGGTACCTGGAAAATGCTAGATGAATATTCTGCTTTCTTAAATGAGCATACTGCATGGTATAGACCATTCAATCCTAGTAAGACATTAATGTGGCAACAGAAGATTGAGGTGCGTAAGGGTAATAGAAAAAGTGAGGTTGGTCTTAAAGGTACTATTCAAGGTATGTCATTTGAGAAAGATCCCACAAATGGTGTAGGTGGTCCATGTAAATACTTCTTTCATGAAGAAGCCGGTATTGCACCAAAGATGAATGATACTTTTGAGTATATAAGACCTGCACTAAAATCTGGTTTTATAACCAGTGGTATGTTTATAGCAGCAGGATCTGTAGGTGATCTTGATCAATGTGAACCTCTCAAAGAGATGATTCTAAAACCAGAGGTAAATGATATTTACGCGGTAGAATCAAACCTTATTGATAAAGATGGTACCCATGGAAAATCTGGACTATTCATACCAGAGCAGTGGTCAATGCCACCCTTTATCGACGACTATGGTAATTCAAAAATTGAAGAAGCCCTTGTAGCATTAGAAGAACAGTTTGCTACATGGAAGAAAGAGTTGCCGGCAGATAAGTATCAATTGCGTATATCACAGCATCCTAGAAATATAGAAGAGGCTTTTGCTTATAGAAAGGAGTCAAAGTTTCCACAACATCTTGTTAATGCGCAAATTAGACGTATTTTAGATAAAGAAATTTCTATTGAATATGTTAATTTAATTCGTGATGAACATGATAAAGTTGTTATTAAAGAAACTCGTAAGCTCCCTATTAATGAATTTCCAGTCCCTAAAAATGCGGTTGATAAAGAGGGCGTCGTGGTTATATACGAGCGCCCTGTTAAGGATCCGTCTTTTGGCATGTACTACGCGTCTATTGACCCTGTGGGAGAAGGAAAAACTACAACGTCAGATTCGTTGTGCTCGATATTTGTGTATAAAGCTCCAACGGAAGTTACAAAGGTTGAAGCAGATACTGTAAACAGTTATGTAGAGGGAGATAAAATTGTTGCATCCTGGTGTGGCCGGTTTGATGATATTAAGCAAACTCATGAGCGCCTGGAAAACATAATTGAATTTTATAATGCCTGGACTCTTGTAGAGAATAACGTCAGCTTGTTTATTCAATACATGATGATGAAGCGTAAGCAAAAGTATTTGGTACCAAAAGATCAGATACTTTTCTTGAAAGAAATTACTTCTAACAAAGCTGTATATGCAGATTATGGTTGGAAGAATACCGGCACCTTATTTAAAAGTCATCTTCTATCTTATGCTATTGAGTATCTGCAAGAAAAGCTAGATGAGGAAATAGATGAAGATGGTAA